CTTGACGGAACGGAGGAAGGGCGGTCGCTTTATAGCGACATTAAGAACGGTTATATTGACCGCATGAGCTTCCGATTCCAGATCGGTCAGGAAGCGTATGACTATCAGAATCGAACATGGACGGTACTCAGGGTGAAGCGTTTATATGACGTTTCCGCTGTGGACATACCGGCCTATGACGATACATCCATCGAAGCACGCAAGGATGCAGCCCTGGAGGCGGAGGCTCAGGTGCAGCGTCAGAAGGTGGAGACCGAACTTGCAAGGCGGAGATTGGAAATAAAACTAAAATTAAGTGGAGGTAATCAATAATGGAAAAAAGGTTACAGGAAATATTGGCCAGAAAGGCTGAAATCAGAAAAGAATTGGCAACTGCCGATGAAAAAAGACTCAAAGAACTCAATGATGAAGTGGATGCCTTGAATAGGGAAGAGGTAGAGATTAGGGCAAAGATGGATCTGACCGGAAAGCTTGGTGATCCCGAATCAAAGCCTCAGGGAAGAAACGAAACTGAGGAAAGAGCAAAGAAATTCGCGGAGACCGGCAGAACAAGGATATCTGCATCGGAAACAAGGTCAACCCTTCTGTCCGGTGGTGCAATAGCCACACCTACCGGTGTTGGCGGCATCAATGAACCATTTAATGTCTTGTCGTCCATCATCGACATGATTACAGTAGAGGACATGACAGGCATGGGTGGATACAAAGAAGCATTCGTTTCTGCTTGGCAGACAGCAGGAGCAGGAACCGAAGGAACTGTAGCAAACACCAGTGATCCCACGTTTAAGATTGCAAACATCCTGCCTTTTGACATTGATGTCGTGTCATATGTCAGCAAGCAGATCAAAAAGCAGTCCCCGCTCCAGTATGAGGAGAAGGTCAGAAAGGGCGCTCTTATTGCGTTAAAGAAAAAGACTGTATCATATATCATAGGCGGAAATGGATCAACGGAACCTTTCGGCATTTATAATGCTGAGGATAAAGACGGAGTTGCAATTTGCCAAGCTTACGAAGTAACATCAAACACCATTGACCAGACCACGCTTCGCAAAATCGTATTTGCTTACGGCGGCGATGAAAATGTCGGCGCTGGTGCGAGACTGTTCCTGAACAAGAAAGACCTAATCAAATTCGGTGACGTCAGAGGAACGAACGAGAAGAAAGCTGTCTACGAGATAATTCCTGACGGCGCGAACCCGAATACCGGAATCATCAAAGATGGCGGGCTGTCTGTTCCTTATGTGATTTGTTCAGATGTAACCGCACTGTCGGAGTCTACCTATGTGGACAAAGACATTCCGACCATGATTTACGGCAATCCTGCCAACTATAAGTTGGGTCTGTTCGGAGATTTTGAGGTATCTGTATCGGATGACTACAAATTCGGTGAGGGTCTGCTTACCGTAAGAGGCGAAGTCCTCGTCGGTGGAAACGTAGTCGCGGATAAAGGGTTTGTTATTGTTACACTGACCAACGCGTAAGAAAGGAGGCAGTTATGAGCAGATTAGATAGTTACTTGCGCACTGACGCAAGGGATGTCAAAGTCGAGGCAATGAGCGTTGCCCGCTATAAAATAGCGAATGCCGCCGCCGCTGACGCTGATGGAGTGATGACCGCAACAAAAAGAACGAGCACGACTGCATGGGTAGCATCTTACGCCACACTGACCAATTCCACATCGGACACACTGACCATTTCTGCACCGGCAATGATGGGGGCTAAACCGAATGGAAAAGTCAAGTTTAAGCTTGCAACATCTTTAGATGACACGATGTCGGTTACAGTCGGAACAGGAGAAGATGCAGACACCGTTACAATCACGCTTGCCAAAACAACGGCGAGCAACAACACGGCGGCAAAAATACAGGCTGCAATAAGGGCTTTAGGAACCGTGAATGGAATTGATGTTTCAGGGTTTAATTGCGCCGGTTCACAAGACTGGGATACACAGGCAGTCGCAAAAGCCGATGATAACGCTGTTGCACTTGCGGATGGAGTAACAGGCGATTATGACGAAATCACGGAAGGATTGTCCAACCCGCCCGAGCCGAGAACAATTACCGCAACAGCCGGAGGAACCGCAGGAGATGTTGCAAATGTAGCGGTTTATATTTACGGCACGGATTTTGACGACCAGCCGATTGAGGAAGAATTACCGTATTTCACCGCAAATTCAGCTACTTCAAACGTTGTCACAGGAACCAAAGCATTTAAGACTATAACGAAGGTTCTCCTACCTGCGCACGATGGAGCCGATGCAACAACTTCTATCGGGTTCAGCGATGTGTTCGGACTGCCATTTAAACTTGACAACAAAATGATTCGTGTCGCATTTGATGGCGCTTGGGAGGCAACCGCACCGACAATCAGTATCAGTGACACATTAAGTCTAAACACAATCGATATCGTGGGTACTCCCGACGGAGAAAAAGACGTTGAAATCATCATGCTGGTGTAAGGAGGGATAAACATGGCGGTATCCTGTAATTATCTTGCGAAAATCAGGCGGGCGGTGAGACGAAATACATCAACAGATGTTGACACCGAGCTAACCGACATTATAGAGGAGTGCCGCCTTGATCTTCAGCAGCTTGGAGTGTTGAAAGCCAAGACAGAAGACGAATCGGACAGTCTCATTCTTGGGGCTGTCCGCTCCTTTGCAAGGTGGAAATTCGGGCTGTCAAACGAGGACGCGGACAAGAACCGTGAAGACTATATGCTCCAACGTGATGAACTGCGGCGGCGTTCGGACTACACGGAGGAGGAATGACGATGTATTTCTCCGACAAAATCGAACTAATAGCAATAACTGTGACAGAAAACAGCATGGGCGACATGATTGAGACGGAGACGGAAACAGAAGTGTTTGCGAACAAGAGATCCATCCGACAGTCTGAATTCTATCAGGCGGCTGCAACCGGCCTCCGTCCGGAAATCATGTTTGAGGTATGGAGCGAGGAATACTCGAACCAACCAAAGCTAAAATATAACAACAAGCTATACACCATCATCCGCACATACGACAAAGGCGAAAGGACAGAGCTTGTTTGTCAAGGGTTGGTGAATAACTGATGCCGATGCCGAAAAGTGTTACAAAGGTTAAAAAAGACGGGGTTGAGTTTATCTCCAATGTTGACCGTGCACAGTACACAATCCAGGAACTTTCCCGCGCTGCACTCCGTGATGTTGCAAAGCTTACAAGAAAGCGCATGATACAGAAGCTAAAGAAGCTACCCGGCATGAAGCGGTCGAAGCGTATTTACAACAGCACTCAGTATTGGGTGCGCAAGCGAGAGACTGACTTACAGATTGGCTTTAAGCACGATACCTGGTATGGAGTACAGCAGGAACTTGGCGACAGAAATCAACCGGCAAGACACATCCTGCGCGGAACCGTGATGGAAAACATTGACGAGATACGAAAAATAGAAGGACAATATCTGTCCGCAATCGAGGATGAGAACAAAGCCTTGGCGCTGATTGATGAAAAGGAATATGTACCGGAGGGGGATGAGGAATGATTGAGCTTAGAAAAATCATACAAGGACAGCTAAAAGCAATCCATCCGAGGGTGTATTTTCAGATGGCACCGAAGACAGCAACCTTCCCGTACCTCGTCTATGATATTCCGACCATTAATGACGATGGCGAAGGCTATCAATTAGCGACCATAGACATTGACGGATGGGATAATGAGAACGATACAACGGTACTTGAAACCTTGATGAATAGTGTAAATAATGCACTAAATAAAAAATCATTTATCCATAACAACACTACTTTAACGCCTTTCCTTGAAAGTAAACTATCGCTTAGAGATGATGAAGCTAAACTAAAGCGAAGAAAAAACATATATCAAGGGCGAATTTTTAAAGCAGATAAAAGCACATGGGATATTTACACAGAAAAGACTTGGAACAATATAACAGAAAAGACTTGGAACAATATATAAGAAGGAGTGATAAGCCTTGAGATTAACACAGGTTCAAATAGAAAATATCCAAATTGATTATGGCTTGGTGTACATCAACTATGGCGAAACGGAAGAGCGTCAGCTTGCTCCCACACGCGGCGGTGGTACTTTCACAGTCACAAAGAATATTCGTGAAATCGAATATGATGGCCGGAAGGGCAAGACAAAGGGTATGCAGGTTGTTGACGAAATCAATGCTATGCTATCCGTTCCGCTGCTTGATACAAGCATGGAGAATTTGGCCCTAGCTATGCCTTGGGCGACATATTCGGACGGCAAGCTGTCAGCCGAAAGCGGCAATCTTGGGGTGATACAGGACAGCGCGTATTTGTCAAATGTAACTCTTTTTGCCAAAGTAATCGGCGGCGGGTACAAGAAAATCACGCTGTATAACGCCATGACGGAAAACGATTTTTCACTTGCCGCAGCACCGAAAGCCGAGGGCGTTGTGACATTGGAAGTACACGCTCACTGGGATGCAGAGGACGATACTGCTGACCTGTATGATATCGAGGATGTTGAGAGCATTGGCGGCGACACCTCAGGTCCGACAGTAACCACTGATCCAGAAGATGCTGAAACGGGCGTATCGGTATCAACCAATTTGACAGCAACGTTTGACGAGGATATCAGGCAGGGCGATATCAAAACAGATAACTTCACGCTAATAAAGGCTTCGGATGGTACGGAGGTATCGGGTACACTAACATACTCAGCGGCGACAAAGACAGCGACATTTGACCCGACATCCAATCTGGATGCAAACACTGATTACATCTGGATAATTGCCAATGTGCGGGATTTGGCGGGCAATAAGATGGCCAAAAAAGTGGTAAACTTCAAGACCGCATAAGGAGGGGCGGGGAAACCTGCCCTTAAATTTTTGGGAGGGATAATATGTTGACTTTGAAACAAGGACTGAAACTATCGGCCATAATCGACAAGCTCGACTTGAAAATAACAGACCCGAAAGCCGATGCCAACAAGGTAGGCGCGGATTTGATGATGCAGATAATATCAAAAGCACACAAAGCGGAAAAGGAGATATATGCCTTTGTGGCTGAGACAAGGGGGATAACGCCACAGGAG